GTTCGGTTAGGAGTTACAATGGGATATAGTAAAGAATCAGAAAGACAAAATGAAGTATTAAAAGATTTACTTTCAGGTAAAGAACATACAAAAAAATATATTCAAGTTGGATATGAGGGCAAACAATCTCCACAAGAAGATAAAATATCACCATTAACTGATATAATGAAAGAAGCACGGATGCCAATGTTTTGTCCATCTTGTAAAAAAGTAATGAAGAAAAAACTTGATGATAAGTTTTGGAGATTGATGGAACATTGTTTTGATTGTCAAATTAAAATAGAAAATAGACTTCGTATTGAGGGTAAGTGGGAAGAATACGAAAAGAAAAAAATATTAGAAAATAAAAGAGCATATTTAAAAGATTTAAGACAAAGCATTGATGAGTTTGAGGCATCAGAAGGTAAGGCTACGTTTTTTAACGAAGTTGGTGTAGATGAAAAAAGTGTGGAAAAAGAAGAGTGGTCAATGGGACAAGAAAATTTTGATACACTTGTTTCTGAGGCTAGAGAATATATAGACTTTCTTGAAAAGGAACTTGAAGATGAAATTACAGAATAGTAGAAAACTGATATTACCTGAAGAAGTAGTGTTTGAATTGATGGATATGACAGCAACTCTTGGTGAAGTTGCAGAAGAGTATCATAGAAAGATTGGACATGATGAAGAAATTGAAAATGTTTTGTCAGTTTATCATAGAATTTTAGGAAAATTGATGGATTTACAAGAATATGAATTAATTGATGAAGATGTTAGTAAAACAGTTAATCTTGAAGAACTTGTACATGGTGCAGGTCTTTCGTTTTTAGGAGAAATTAAATGAAAAAAGTGTGGAAAGTATTATTGGGGATTTTTGGAGGACTTTTAGCTATTTTGGGACTTGGAGCAAAGGCTTCTGGTAAGAAAAAAGAAGAAATCAAAAAACTTGATAACGCAATCAAACAAAAGGACAAAGAAGTTAAGCAAACTGAGAAAAAAGTTAAGCAACTTGAGTCAAAGAAGAAAGTAAACAAAAAACAAGTGGAAAGACTGAAAAAAGAAGTAGAATCTACTAAAAAAGACATTAAAAAGGCTCAAAAGGCCGTTGAAATTGATGATGTAGACGAAGCAGTAAACTTTTTAAAGAAATTTTCCAAGTAAACTGATATATATGTATATATGAAGAATTTAATTAAAATATTATTATTTGTAGGAATGGTTTTTTCACAAGAAAAGACATTTACCTTCACGGAATCTGAAATTTTGGGATTTACTAAACAAATAACTGATTTACAAGTAAAGGATAGTTTAAATACTAAAACTATTAGGGACTTGGAGTCAATTATCAAATTATTAGAACAAAATGCACAAACAGATTCATTGATAATTGTGAACAAAAACCTCTCAATTGACGTATTGAAAGAACGTTCAGAAATATTAGAAAAAAAGGTAAAACTTGTGAAGCCCAGTTGGTATGAGAATAAATGGTTGTACTTTACTTATGGAGTGATTATGACCGCTACTTCTGTAAACCTCGCTGGTCAAATCGTTAACTAATGTCTAATAATCCAACACCATTAAAAGATGTAATCAAACAAGAATATGTAAAATGTGCACAAGATCCTGCATATTTTATGAAAAAATTCTGTATGATCCAACATCCAATACAAGGGAAAATACCATTTAGTCTTTATGATTTTCAGGAGAAGACGATAAACGAATTTATGCAGCATAGATTCAATATATTGTTGAAAGCTAGACAGTTAGGTATTAGTACATTAACTGCTGGTTATTCTTTATGGATGATGACATTTCATCAAGATAAAAATGTTCTTGTGATTGCCACAAAACAAGATGTTGCAAAGAATTTAGTAACAAAAATTCGTGTGATGCATGCAAACTTACCGAGTTGGTTGAAACAAAAATGTGTTGAGGATAATAAGTTGAATCTTCGGTATGTTAATGGTTCTCAAGTTAAGGCAGTATCATCAGGACCAGAAGCAGCTCGTTCAGAAGCTCTATCATTGTTGATATTGGATGAGGCAGCATTTATTGATAAAATTGATGATATATGGACTGCAGCTCAACAAACACTTACAACGGGTGGTAGTTGTATTGCACTCTCTACACCTAATGGTGTGGGTAATTGGTTTCACAAAACTTGGGTAGAGGCCGAAGAAGGCCGTGGTATGTTTAATTTTATTAAATTACATTGGACGGTTCATCCAGATAGAGATGAAGATTGGAGAACGGAACAAGATTCATTGTTAGGAGTGCAGAATGCATCACAAGAATGTGATTGTGATTTTATAACTTCTGGTACTTCAGTTATTGATGGTGTTATATTGGAAAATTGTAGAGAAACAACTGTTAAAGAACCAATTGAAAAAAGAGGTGTTGATAGTAATTTATGGATATGGGAGCCACCAAATTATACTAAGAATTATGTGGTATGTGCAGATGTTGGTCGTGGGGATAGTAAAGATTATAGTGCATTTCATATTATTGATGTGGAAAAAGTAGAACAAGTGGCAGAGTATAAAGGTAGAGTTCCTACTAAAGATTTTGGTAATATGTTAGTTAGCATCGCAACAGAATATAACGATGCTTTACTAATTATAGAAAACAATAATATTGGTTGGGCAACCATCCAACAAGTAATAGATAGGGATTATCCTAATCTATTTTACACGAGTAAAGATTTACAATATGTTGATGTACAACATCAATTAAATAATCGATATAGGGCACAAGAAAAGAATATGGTAGCGGGATTCAGTACCACTATGAAAACTCGACCTTTGATTATTGCAAAATTAGAGGAATATTTTAGAGATAAAAGTGTAACAGTTCGTTCAAATAGATTGATTGATGAATTGTTTACATTTATTTATCTTAATAATAGAGCAGAAGCAATGAGAGGATATAACGATGATTTAGTTATGTCTTTTGCTATTGGTTTATGGGTTCGTGATACTGCTTTAAGATTACGAACAGAAGGAATTGAATTAACAAAGAAAACTCTTGATAAATTTCAAGATATAGATGGTCTATATGTACCCGAAGACAATGACAATGGTGAATGGGATTGGGAAGTAGGCCAAGAAAGAAAAAAAGAGTCGTTAAAGTGGCTCTTGTAAGTGAGGTAAAAAATGGCTGATAAATCATTATTTGGTCGGTTAAGACGATTGTTTAGTACTAACGTTATTGTGAGAAATGTTGGTGGTAAAAAATTAAAAATTGCTGATACAGATAAATTACAACATGGTGTGAGAAGTCACCTTGTAGATAGATATTCAAAAATGCATAGTGGATTGGACTTGATAGGTTCAGGATATTCTACTGTACATCAAGTTATGGCTGCAAGACTTGGATTATTTAAGGATTACGAGACAATGGATTCTGATTCTATTATATCAAGTGCTCTTGACATTTATTCAGATGAATCCACTATGAAAAATCCATACGGACAAGTATTGGAAATTCAAAGTGATAATGATAATATAAAATCTATTCTACATAATTTATTTTATGATATTATGAATATTGAATTCAATCTCTGGCCTTGGGTAAGGAACTTAACTAAGTATGGTGATTTCTTTTTACACTTAGATATAAGTGATAAGTATGGAATTACAAACGTTATACCTCTTTCTCCATATGAAGTCATTCGAGCCGAGGGAGAAGATCCTGAAAATCCATACTATACTAAATTTTATTTAGAAACGATGGAATCAACACATCCATACTTACATAAGGCTCAATCTGGTGTAGGTAAAGTTGAGTTTGAAAACTTTCAAATTGCACACTTTAGATTATCAAGTGATAGTAATTTAATTCCTTATGGTAAATCTATGTTAGAGGGGGCTAGGAAAGTTTGGAAACAAGTTACATTAATGGAAGATGCAATGTTAATTCACCGTGTAATGAGAGCACCTGAAAAACGTGTATTCAAAATTGATATTGGTAATATTCCACCAAACGAAGTGGATAACTATATGCAAAGAATTATCAACAAGATGAAAAAGACACCTTTTATTGATGATAAAACTGGTGATTATAATTTGAAGTTCAATATACAGAATTTAACCGAAGATTTCTTTATGCCAGTTCGTGGTGGTGATAGTGGAACACAAATAGATTCACTTCCTGGTATGACGTATGAAACTACTGAAGATTTAGAGTATTTAAAAGATAGATTATTGGCAGCACTCCGAGTTCCAAAGGCATTCTTAGGATATGAAGAATCACTTGGTAGTAAAGCAACGTTAGCAGCAGAAGATGTTAGATTCGCAAGAACGATTGAAAGAATACAAAGAATCGTAACAAGTGAATTGACAAAAATTGCTGTTGTTCATTTATATTCACAAGGATTTACTGATGAAGAGTTAGTTAATTTTGAATTAAATCTAACGAATCCATCTACGATTTATGAACAAGAAAAAATTGAATTGTGGAGTAATAAAGTTAATTTAGCTCGTGATGTGAGGGATAATGCTTTAATGTCTTCAGAGTGGATTTACAAAAATGTATTTAAGTTTACAGATGATCAAATTAAAGACATTGAGAGTGGAATTGTTCAAGACCAAAAACAAAAGTTTAGATATTCTCAGATTGAACAAGAGGGTAATGATCCTGTTAAGAGTGGAGATGCAGTTGGTACACCAAGTGATTTGGCAGCAATTGGTACTTCTGGTGACGAGGGAGCTCCTGAAGCACCAGATGCAGTTGGTTCTATATTTGACCAAGAAAATTTGGGAAGACCTAAAGAAGTACCGAGTTATTCTAAAGATGGAAGTGCTCGTGGTAGAGACCCATTGGGTAAAGTTAGACCACAACTAGCATTGTCTCACTATGATTCCTTGAAACAATCAGGATTAAAGTCTAATTCTGTTAAGGAAATACTTAAAGAAACAAATGAATCAGAAGAAATATCAAATGAATATGATGAGTTTGTTAAAAAAGATTAACGTAATAAATGTATAATTATTTGAAGTTTTTATATTTATATATGTACGAAAACTATACAGATTAATGGAGCGATTGATGTCCTATAATAAAAAGCATAATAAAATAAAGAATACGGGTATTCTTTTTGAATTACTTACTCGTCAAATCACGGTAGATGTGTTGAACAATGAAAAAAATAGTTCCTCTATAAAAATTTTAAAGGAATTTTTCAATACAAATACAGAGTTGGGTAAGGAAAATGAACTTTATAAAATTTTGACAGAAAAAAAGTACAAAAGTGCTAAACACTCAGAGATATTGATTGAGGCTGTTATTAAAAATCGCAGAAAATTATCAAATCGTAGACTAAGAAACGAAAAATATAATTTAATCAAAGAAATTAAACGTAATTACGATACAAAAGATTTTTTCAATACTAAACTACCAAACTATAAAGTTTTGGCATCAATTTATAATATATTTGAAGGTGAATCTGTACGTGAAGGTTACGGGCCAGTAATTGAGACTGATAGTAAAGTAGTTGTAATGGAAAATATCACAAATCAATCGTCAAATAAGTCAAAAAATCTATCAGAAAAGTCTTACAAATCATACGAAACACAAGAGGAAGACATTAGACTTTTGACATATCAACTTTTAGTTGATAAATTCAATAAAAAATATAGTAATCTAAATGAATCACAAAGAAATTTGTTAAGAGAATACATTAACAATTTATCAAACACTAATTCTTTGAGAGAATTCATAGATGCTGAAGTTATTAAAGTTAGAAAAGTTTTATCACAACATTTAAATGAGGTTGATGATAAAATAACAAAAATTAAATTGACAGAAGCAATTGCTCATACGGATAATGCTACAAGTGGAAAACGTGTAAAAGATTCTCACGTTGTATCTTTAATGAGATATTATGAATTAGTTAAGGAATTAGAAAATGTCCACGAAGATAAGTAGAAAAAAGTTTACAGAGTTATTACGAAAACTCATCCAACGTGAAATTGAGGAAGCATCAACCACTGCTAATGTACCTGGATATGATACACCTAATGCTTTTAGTGGTAAAGGTAAAGATAGAAGAAATTCTGTTGCAAGTGGTAGTGGATTTGAAAAAGTAAATGAAGATGCTAAAGACGTAGCTAAAGCAAAAAAAATTACACGTGATTTAGAAAGAATTGAAAGTAGATATCGTAAATCCATGTATGATTTGTCCGATAGATTACAGGCAGACCCTATAAATCACAAGTTACAAGATGTCTTGGTAAAATCATATACAAAAAATGTAACATCTTTTATGAGAGATATGATTAAAATAACTAAAAGGATGAAATAATGAGAGAACTTATAGTTGATTATATTCCATTTGAAGTATCACCTCAACAAATAAATGAGGCCATGAAAGAAAATGGTGGTAAGTTAGTAGTGAAAGGTGTATTACAGAGAGCAGATGCAAAAAACCAAAATGGAAGAGTATATCCAAGAAACATATTACAACGAGAGGCAAAAAGTTATGATGAAAATTACATAAAACAATCTCGTGCTATGGGTGAACTTGACCACCCCGATTCATCTGTTGTGAACTTACAGAATGTATCACATAACGTTACAGAAATGCACTTTGAGGGTGATAATTTATTAGGTACAGTTGAGATTTTAACTACACCTGCAGGTAAGATTTTAAGAGAATTATTTAAAAATGGTATCAAATTAGGTATTAGTTCTCGTGGTATGGGTTCAGTAGAGACCGTACAAGAAGATGATGGTAAATCAGCAATGAAAGTTGGTGATGATTTTGAATTAATAGCATTTGATTTCGTTTCAAACCCATCAACACATGGTGCATTTATGCATCCATTACAAGAAAATGTTGATAAAACACAAACACAAGGAAGAATTTGTGGTATGTATTGTAAAGCAGAAGATTTAATTAATAAAATCATTAGAGGTGAATAGGGTGCCGGCTAAATCAAAAGCACAACAACGATTTATGGGTATGGTTCATGCTTTACAAAAGGGTGAGTTATCACCATCGGATGTTTCTGATAAAGTTAAAGATGTAGCAGATAGAATGGATGATAAAGATGCAGAAGATTTTGCCTCTACAAAACATAAAGGGAAGCCAGAAAAAGTCGCAAAAGAAACACTCAGAAAACTTCGTGAGACAATTCGTCAAATAGTAAAAGAAAATCCATCTTTAATAGAAAAATTTAAATTAAAAAAAGAAGTTGCCAAAAGAGATTATAAGGCAGAGTATAAGAAATTTCAATCATCTACTAAAGCAAAAAAATACAGAGCAGAATTAAACAAATATAATCGTCAAAAAGGTACTTATGGGAATGGTGATGGTAAAGATGCATCACACAAGGGAGGAAAAATTGTGGGATTTGAAGCAGAATCAAAAAATAGAGGAAGGGCAGAAAAAAGCCGTTTGAAAAAGGAAAATCTTGGTAAAAGATGTACGGTAAAAGAAGTATCAAAGTGGTTGAAAACACTTGAAGAATTTAGATATAGAAAAGTTCGTAATGTTGATGCAAGAAGAGTTGCAGCATTTGTAAATAATGGAATGAATGAAGAGGAATTACCTATAAGTCTACAAAAGAAGTGGGAACACAAAAAATACGGTAGAGAAAAACACTTGGCAAACAAATATATTGAAACCGTATTAAATGTATCTTTGAAAGAGTCTATAAAAGAAAAAATTTCAAAAGAAGAATGGGCACAATATCCAAAATATGCAAGAAAATTAAAACCATATTTACAAAAACTTTTCAAAGTACCTATAAAGGTTAGAGTTATAAAACAGGCAAACCACAATCCCTGGATTGAAGTAAGAGTGGCTAGATTTGGAAAAGATATAATCCCAAATGATTTTAGAGTAAAGGCAGCCAAAGCAATTGGTGCAA